CTTCCCGAGCTGATCCCTCACGGTGCCGTCGCTGTTATCGACGAATGCTGGCGGCGGTGGCCATCTGGTCAAAAGGTCAGCCAGTGCAGCAAGAATGACTTGCAGTGGCTCAAGGAGCACCGTCACCGCGTCGATGCTGACGGCAACGCCATGCAGGTGATTCTAGTGACCCAGGCGCCCGGCGACCTTGCTTCGTGGGTTCGCCAACTGATCGCGCATAGCTTCCACATGTACAAGCTGGAGGAGGTGGGCGCCAAGGGCCGCTTCGGCATCAAGGTTTATTCCGGCTGCCCGGTTGGCGAGCGTATTCCCGTAAAGAACCTGATTCGTCAGGCCTATGGCGTATATAAGCCTGAGATCTATCAGTACTACCGCAGTGCCACGCAAAGCCAGTCCTTCGATGTTGGCGATGAAGCTGCAATGGATAAGCGTTTTTCCATCTGGGGCAGCGGCCAGATGATCGCCATTATGATTGCTGTCCCGCTTATGCTCGCCCTGGGCGTGTTCCTGCTGGACGGGTACATATCGCCAAAGCAGGCGCAGGCTGCTGGAAAGGACGAGTCGCTCGTCTTGGTCAATCCGCCGCCGCCCGTTGATATGCCGCCTGACTCGCTGGCCGGTGCTGCCATTGCCCCAGCTCGCCAAGCGGCTGCCATCGTTACGGCTCCGCCTGCTGGGCCGCTGCCGTCTGGTCTGTGGCGCCTCGCTGGCACCATGCAGCGTCCTGACTCAAGTCTGCCGCCTGATGCCCCTGAATGGCCGTCAATCGCAGGTTATGGCGAGCTGCCAGACAAGCCTGTTAACAAGCCTAAGATGATCGAGGTCGCCATTCTGGTCAGCCTTTCCGGCGTCCGTTATTTTCCGCTCGACAAGTGCGAGGCGTTTGAGGATGGCATCAACTATCAGTGTCTCGTCGATGGTGAGCGGGTGACCCCCTGGACCGGCAAACAAGCCCTTACTCAGAGCTTCCCAGGCACTGCCGGGGCATCTCCTGAAACTGCCAGCGCCGAGCGGAGCGAAGCGTCGGCAGTTCAGGACGTGCCACGTACCACTGCACAAACAGCCCCTAGAATGACCATCGTTCCCGATTCCAGTAGGCTACCGCGCACGTTGCCGCCGACTGATCGGGAAGTCCCTCAGCAAGCCTTGTAGGCTTCGCATAATGGAGATTTACATGAAGAAACTACTCGATGATCTTGTTCGTGCTGCAGCTGATCATTCCTATGATCTTCGTTCTATGCCTGCTGACGTCGTGGTCAAGTTCGCTCGGCAAGCTGAGTTACTAGCCGAAGGTGCTCGCAATAATTAACCGTTCGTCGGCTTTATCGTAACGTTGCTTTATATTCCCTGCTGACCTCGACCTGCCCGCAGGGCATTAGTCGCCTGCACGTCTTGACCTGCTGCCTTCACTACCTGGGCGACGACACCCGCGCAGCGGCCAATCTCCAGTCAATAAAAAAGCCCCCAGCGATGCCATAGGCACCTCAGGAGGCTTTCGCGTGCTTCGTTCGATCCGGCGACAGAGACGGCACTCCGCGCTGATTACTTGCTTTTAGAGCGCAGCGACCGGAAGCCGTGCCGCCATTTGATGTGTGCAGGTGATGTAACTCCGGCGTACTCGCGCAGCGACCGGTATCTAGTCAACTTTCTGCGCTGGGACGCCTTTGCATTCCAGGTACAGCTCAGGCGCGGATTCGCCGCGCTGCTTTGCTACTTCCGTTGCCACTATAAAAAATGTTCTCGCCGCTTGCCTGCAATCCTCTTCGCTCTGCACTTGTGCGAGCTGAAAGGCATCAGGGTCGCCCAGGGCGAGGCTCAGCATCAGAAACCAATCCATCGGTTACCCTCGATTCGTTTTGCTTCTGCGATTTTGGACGGCGCAGCCGTGGGGGTGCTGTAACACCCCCACTTTGGTATGCAGGTCCGTACCTTTCGTCACGCCGCCGATTCGTCTTCTCGCTTTGCTGCCTCTTCTTCAAGGCTCAATAGCATCGCCCTCAGCATCATTCTCGCCTGCGGCTTCATATCGTTAGGCAGTGCGTCGAACCTTCGGAAAACGGCGCGCATGTCTTCTGTGACGCTTCTATCTGACTTCTCAAATATCAGTTCGTCAGTCGAGCATCTGAACACCCTTGCCAGCAACGCCACCTTGTCTGCCGGTGGTGGGTTTTTGTCGTGCTCCCAACCTATGTAGGTGTTCGCTGCCGTTTCAATTAGCGCAGCCAAGGCCTTTTGCGACAGGCCTGACGCCTCACGTTTCGCTCTTAAGTTCTCGCCAATGCTCATCGCTGTGCCCGGTGCTTGTTGGTTCGTCACGCAATCTATCCCCTGTTTTTTTATCCAGCACCGATAATTGATGCATCGACTACTCATATTTCGTTTGACGTTAACAAACGAGATATCGTAGCCTTTGTCACAACATTTCGGTATTGACACGGATTTCTGATGTTCTACGACTGGATCAAGGCTTATCAGGATTACCCGCACGACCTTCCACAGGTTGGCGATGTGATCTGCCGTCGATTCGATGTCGAGACTGACGAGCTTTTAGGCACCAGTGTTCCGGCCTTCTTTGCTGAGGGTAGTTACTGCACCACGTTCCGTATTCACGTTTGCGGGCGGCGCATCACGGTTGACGGCAATGCCTCCCGACTGAATCGCCTGGATAACGTTTTTGGTATCCAAACCCTCGACGGTTGCATGGCTGTTATCAACGAAGTTCTTGCCCAGTTCGGGCTCCCGCCTATGACGAAGTGCAAGACGCTTCGCCAGTTGCAGGACGGCAGTTATCTGGCAGACGGGGCCATTTTTCAGCGCCTCGATCTGACCAGTAATTTCTATGTGGGGCAGGGCAACGAACGGGCTTATCTGCGCGGCATTTCCAGCCAGCGTTTCCGTAACTCGATTGCCTATCTGTATCCGGACGGCAACACCTGTGTGTGGACACCCAAGGGCGGCGAGAAGGCCGGCTCTCTGGTTTATCCAGGCAACTACAACAAGTCGGCTGAGCTGGACTCCCACTTGCTGCCCAAGGTCAAACGGGCCTTTGGCGAAGACTCAGACGAATTTCGCTACGTGCGGGAACTGCGCGACTGGTGTGCATCAGTCGGCATGGTGCGCTCCGAACTCAAGTGCAGGTCGGAGTATTTGAAACGGGAGGGGCTCCGCTTTTGGGGGCTCTTCGATGAACGCAAGTTAGTGGAAATCCACAGGGGGTTTCTGATGGTTGGCGAGAAGTGTGAAATCAATAGTTTCGATGTTCTGACGGTGGCTGATGAGCTGCTTGCAAAGGGCATTGCGCGCAATCGTATGTCTGCAAATTACACTGCTGGCTACGTTCATCTCTGGCAGCAAAATCAGACTTTTGACTTTAAAAAGTCCGCCGTCAAAAAGCATCGTGCGGCACTTCGTCAAATTGGCATCGACATCAAAACCCCCTTTGACGGCACCCGCCACGGCATCGTTTTCATCCGCAACGTGCGTGAAATTGAACGTGTTTTCCAGATGCCTACCCCGGCGTTTTACCGTCCTGCTGTCGTGCCTAGCCACGCCCGCCACCTGCAACTGGTGGCCGCATGATCGCCGCTCGCGAATCCAAGCCAGGGCAGGGCATGACCCTGTGCTCTGTCCAGTTCGATCACTCGCCCGTTCCCCTGGTTGATCAGGAACGCGTGCGTCTGCTGCTTGCCATCAAGGCGTCCCGCGATTTTTACGAGCTGGAATTCGCCCAGGCTGAGCACGGCGGTTATGTCCGCGGCCTGTTCATGGCCTGTCAGATTTCCGCGCCGTCACTGGTCGCGTTTCAGTTCGAAGCGCGTCGTGTCGCCCAGGTAGCTGCTAACCGCCTTGCACTGGTGACCCAATGATTACCCGCAAATTGCCGGGGAGGGTGCCCACGCTCCGCGACCAGCAACGCGCCGGCATGGCTCGCCCATATGCCACCGTCGACTTCAACGAACTGCGCGAGGTCATCGACTCCCGCCAGTTCGTAGGCCCGCCCACGCCGCTCTCGCTTCGCCGCGAGCTGCAACCCGAAATCAGGACTGAACGGCAGGCAGCTCGCCACTGGCAATTGGTGGCCGAGTTCAACCGCTACGGCTACTGCGAATTCAAAAACTACGGCACGCCCTTCGTTGGTGATGCTTTCGGCTTCGGCCAATCAATCGAGGTGTATCAATGAAAATTTTGCGCGGTTTCGTCCTGGGTGTTGTTCAAAAAGGCACCTCCGAAAAGCCTTGGGCCATGGTCGGCCTGAATGAAATTTCACTCAATCGCAACGGCTTCGAAGAGACCAATTTGGTCGAGTTCATGGTGGCCGGCAAGCAGTACCAGGAAGGCTTGCACAACGCTTACCGCGCTCAGATCGGTTCCGAGGTTTTCGCGCCTTACCGCGACGAGCTGGACGAGTACCAAGGCAAATCCCGTATTCGTTACAGCCTCCAAGGCGCCCCAGTTCGCCTCATGGATCAGCCGGCTGTCACTTCTGCGCCTGCCGCTTCCGCTGCTCCAGCTGCTGCACGGGCAACTGCCTGATGGCTGCCGGCGCACTCCTTTGCACGGGTGACGTAACAGTCGCCGGCGACGGTGCGCCTCTGTGTTCCGGGTACTGGTCTCTGGTGCCAGTGCCTGAACCCTTCACCGTAAACGAGCAGGTGATTGCAGATTTTGCGACTGCTTTCGGTGTCGGTTTTTCCCTGGTGTTCTTCTGCTGGGCCACCGGCAAGGGCATCAAAATCGTCCTTTCTCTTTTGAGGTAATACCCATGTTCGCTATTAAAAAACTGTTTGCCGGTATGTCGGTTGCAACTCTGACCGCTTTCGTTGCTGCAAATGCTCAAGCCGCTGGTCTTGCCGATCTGGCTGCCGGTATCGACAAAACCGACATTCTCGCCGGCCTGACCGCTGTCGGTCTGCTGATCGCTGCCGTTCTGGCTGGTCGTATGGGCATTCGCAAAGTACTGGGCATGATCAAGTAACAAACTGGCCTGTTGCACAAAGGGGACTTTGCGTCCCCTTTTTTTATCAACTTTCCCGAGTAACTAACATGGTCGATTTATACAACTTGGCAGGTCTTTGTATTGGTTCGGTGTGTGCCGTTATGGCGCTTGGGGGTTGGTGATGCGTTATTTTCTTTTGTCGTTATCAATTTTGTTTTGTTCATTTGCAAACTCTGCTGATTATGCTTGGAAATCAACTAGCGGCTCTCCGTCTGGCGCATTTTCTAGTGCTGTTCTTGCTTGTCAGGCCGCTATTGCTCATGTTTCGCAAGAATATTACGGAACTGTTTTTACTTCTGTTTCTGCTGCGAATTGTCAACGATGGAATCAATCTCATACTGGGCCTGTTCTGTCTGCTAGTGTTTATCGTATTGGCGATAATTGCCCAGTTAATTCTGTTTATAATTCCCAAACAGGCGCTTGTGATTCCCCTGCACCTGATATTGGCAAAAACTGCGGTGAAGGGACCATTAACGGTCTCACTTTCCCCAAAATCATCGACTCAAACGGAAACTGCACTTTATTGCCTAATGCAGATATTGCTGCAACCTGTAAAAGTTTTGCCGGGGAAACAAAGTTACCTCGTGTATTTGTTAGGTTTTCCGAAGATGGAACGCCTGTTGTTCCTAAAATCGACTCTTTAGGTTGTGAAACTAAGCAAATCGTTGAGGCAACCTGCAAACTTCCGGCTGCTCGCTCTAGTGGCGGCATTTCGCTCTCACCCTCTGGCTCATATTGTCGTGTTGCCGTTTCCTTTACTGGCAACGTCACGCCCGGCACTGTTGGCTCTGGCGGTTATGGTCAGGGCAACCCAGAAACGGGCAATGAGGGCGTTTGTGCCGACGATCAAGATTGCACTCCACCTGAACAGCCTAAAATCGAAGAATCCCAGCCCTGTACATATGTCTATGATGCCGAGGGTCGCAGATCGTGTAGCTCTTTCAACTTCAAAGGCGAACCGGGTTCAATGAACTGTGGCACGGTTAACGGCGGTGCTTACACTTGTACGCCTAAAGTCCCGAAGTCTAATGGCATCGAGATCGGAACGACCGTTACTGAAGTTGCGAACTCCAACGGGACAAAAACCGAAACTAAAACGGATGTTGCAACAGTCACGAATTGCGCTGGCTATAACTCCTGCACTACGACACAAACGACTAACAAGACGGTTTCCATCAAAGACGGAAGCGGCAATACTCAAAGCACTTCCAGCTCTTGTACAGGTGCTAACTGTCCATCTGGAACTAACCCGGACGGAAACGGCGACGGGCTAGGTGACTGTACGGGCGATAGTTGCTCAAAAGACGAAGAGGGTAACTATGTATCCGGGCCAAAAACCCCGGAACTTGAAAAGCAGGACACATACGCGCAGACAACTCAGAAGTTTATTAACCGTTCAAAAGCTTCGCCCCTGGTTTCGGGTCTATCTGGCATTTCCATGCCTTCCGGTGGCAGCTGCTCAATTGGCTCCGCTCAAACTTGGTTTGGTTCAATCGACTTCTCTTCGTTCTGCCAACTAGCTCCCCAGGTGCTTGCCGGCCTTCGTTACTTGTTCCTCGCTATATGGGCGTGGGCAGCCATTCGACTTTTCTTCACTGCGTAAGGTGCCGTTATGCTCGACTCATTAATCACTTGGCTTAAAAGCGCGCTCGATGCTGTTCTAACTTGGATCAAGGACTTTTTTGTCTGGCTCGGTAATGCCATTTACTCTTCGTTAATGGATGGTCTTGCCAGTGCGCTTGAGGCTATTCCTCAGCCGGGTTTCGTCCATGACGCTGCAAGTTACTTTGCTCAGATACCGACTGGCGTCATCTACTTCTTTTCGTTTTTCGCAATACCCGAAGGATTCGCCATGATCATCACCGCACTGATCGCGCGGTTTCTTCTTCGCCGCATTCCTTTTATCGGGTGATATATGTCACTGAATGGATATTTCGGTAAGCCGGGTTCTGGCAAGTCATACAGCGTCGTCGAGTATGTGGTTATTCCGGCGCTCAAAAAGGGTCGTCACGTTGTTACCAATATTCCGCTGGAAGGCGACCTCTTAGAGCAAGTATTCGGGGGGAGGGTGACTCAGTTGCCGCTCGACGCCCTGGACGATCCGCAGCTTCCCGAGCTGATCCCTCACGGTGCCGTCGCTGTTATCGACGAATGCTGGCGGCGGTGGCCATCTGGTCAAAAGGTCAGCCAGTGCAGCAAGAATGACTTGCAGTGGCTCAAGGAGCACC